TGCCCCATTTGAGGATGCGGGCGGATGATTGGATGAGCGGGACGGCGGATTTGACGGCGGCGCCGAGCCGCCAGGTGTCGGGGTGGATGAGGGGATCGTCGAGCTTTTCCCAGCAGAGATTCATCATGGCGAGCTTGGCCTCGGCGTCCTCGATGGTATAATCGATGATGCCTGCCTTGAGGCCGGTGCTGGTGAAGATCAGGTCGTCGGTGTAGATCGTGCCGATCATGGTGGAAAAGCCGAGCTTGCGGGCTTTTAAAACGTCGTTGCAAAACCAGAGGTCATTGTAGAAGTCGCGCTGGGGTTGGTTGGGGGTGAATTTCTCAAGTGCCCCATCGGCGTTGCGGATGGTGTAGATGGAATTCATGCGCCACTCACGGGAGGCGAGGGGCGAGTCTGCCAGGAGTTTGGCAAGGGGGGTCATCTGGCGATGGTGGAGCGGAGGCGGTCCATGATGCGGGTGGCGGAGATGGATGCGCCGGTACGGCCGTCCGGATGGCGGAGGCGGTATTGATTGGCGCGGGTGCCCTGGAGGATGGTCCAGCGGCGGACGGTGCCGGTGCGGAAGTTGCGGATCTCGATGGAGCCGACGGGTGCGCCAGGGCCGGAGGGCATGGCGCTGGCGAGTTCGGCGAGATATTCCGGGGTGATGCCGGCCATCCGGCGCTCCTGCTGTATCTGCTGGGATCGCTTTCCCATGGAGCTGCATTTAAGACGCTTGCGGGTAAGCAGTTGTTTGCGGAAGTTTGGCATGGTTCCTATAACAACTTGTTATGCCGAGAAAATCCTTCGAGGAACACCGTCCGAAGTCCGGGCCATTCCTCTCCGTCGTAGTCGGAGAAGTAGGATTCCACCCGCTCCCATTCGTTCCCTTGGATGCGAACGGACCCGGAGTTGTCCACCTCCACGATCCGGTGAATGTTTCCGTGAGTGTCGTAGTTTTCCACGGCGTAGAAGCCTGGGCGCATGAATCGGGCAAGAATGGACGCTTTCGCGTTTTCGCTAGTCGGTTTTGGATCGGGAAGAGGCATAACAAGTCGGTCGAGCCAAGCGGCGGAATGGGTCTGTTTGGTTTCAGTGAGTCGGTGAGCCCGCCGCTGGCTCACCTATTGCGTTCGGCAGAGAATCAATCCGGCAGCGGACAGCATCGCGGAAACTTCCTGAGACGTTCGGGAACCAGCGTCCCATGATGTGGTGTCCGCGTCCTTGCGAGTTCCATGATGTGGCGAGGTAGTCCATCAGTTCGGAATCCTCTCTGACGTAGGCGAGATTTTCGCGGACTGTGTGAGCTTTCCCGCATCCCTTGAACATCAGGCACGCGGCGTATGGGTGATACTCACCGGCTCGCACCTGCATTCCGCACTCCGCGCAAGCCGAACAAGTCGTGGCTGCGGCAACCGGCATTTCACTTTTCTTCGGCTTACTCATTTTCGTTCCTTTCACTGCCGGTGGCAGCACTTGTATCGTTCTGCGTATGAATTTTGGCGCGGAGTTCCTCGATGTATTTCTTGTGGTCACACCGTCCAGCGTTCTTCCAGAGTTCCATCGCTTCAGCCTCGGTGACTTTCATCACGGTATGATCTGGTAGTTGCAGTTCTTTCCATCGGGCGGGAGTCGCGTCGAGATCGCAGGCATTGATAATGCCGCACACATCGCAGCGTCGAACCAACGCAGAACAAGTCGTGGCTGGAGCAACCGCTACCAGCGGGGATGTCGGTTTTGTATTCATGATCTTGGGGCGCTGGCATCGGTGCCAGCACATTTTTCGTTGTGCAGAAATGGAAACGGCAGACGTTCGCCAGCGGGCGGCGCGTCGTGGAAAAGGAACCATTGCGCTCCGAGTATCGTGTGAGGCATCGGCCCGTGGATGCGGAGCGTCACGGTATTTTCCGCAATGTCTCCGCCGATCACATCAGCAATGACCAGCGGTCCCCACGATTTTACAGCATCCAAGTCAGAAGATGCACAACAAGGCGCGGATGGACAATCCCCACCAGTCTCCTGTTTATCGTCGTTTGTTGGCCATCCGAGGCCGTCTAGTCCGCTCATTGTATTGGGGTGGTTAGTGGTGGGGATGCCATCGCTTGTGCGTTCATCCAATAGATTTTGCGGGGAGTAGTTCCAGGTTGACCCAATGCACATGCTCAACTTTGGAGTATTCTACCTCCGCGTTGTCGATGATCGCTCGCAGCACGTCCCACACGTTCTTGCCAGTTTCACAGGCTTGCACGTCGCCGAAGTAGGTATGGCCAGCCATCACGCCGTTCAGCGAGCGGACACCATTGGCGCTGACGATGAACCGGCGTCCTTCAAGAGGCCATGGCGCTCCCGATTTAGCGGGGATTGGATTTTCCTTGGTCAGGCAGGCGGGGCAGTAAGGCGGATCGGTGACACTCACCATTTGCTTTCCACAGTCAGGGCAGTGAATCTTTTCCATAAGTTTGAGGGTAATTCGAAAGAGGATGAACAATCGGGTGGATGCGACGGCGGGAAGGCTGTCAGGGAAGCGGAGGTTCTGGGCGCCGCGCATCACCCGAAGCGTTCGATTTACTTAATTGGTCGTGGGGTTGCAGGAGATTCCATGCGAGGCGCACCACTGCCGGAATGTGTCCGTTGCCGGCGCATCGCAGTCGGTGTGCCCGATGGGCCAGCCCATGAACCATTCGGCCCACGCTGGGTTCAGATGCCCACCAGTCCATTCCTCGCCCGTCTTGCGGCCCATCTCCCGTTGCAGGACGGTTGTCAGAGACTCTTGCTTTCCCTTCGTCGCTCCCGTGCGATCCTGCCAGCCGTTCCTGGCTTCGTTCGCTGACAGTGTGGGCCAAGATCCACATGCGCTCTCTATCGTGGGGAGCGCCGGTGTGGCATCCGCCCACAACTCCCCACCGCGCATCATACCCCATCGAGGCAAGGTCTCCAGTGACTCGGGTTCCCCCGAGAACAGCAAGAGCTGGCGAGTTTTCCACGAATACGAAGCGTGGTCCCACTTCGCCAATGATGCGGGCCATCTCTTTCCAGAGTCCGCTTTTTGCGCCATCAAGTCCTTTGCCTGTCCCTGCCACGCTGATGTCTTGGCACGGGAATCCGCCAGTGATGATGTCCACCAGCCCACGCCATGGCTTTCCGTCGAAGGTTCGCACATCGTCCCAGATGGGGAAGGGATAGAGGCATCCGTCATCTTGTCGGGCCATGAGGACACGGCGGGCGTAGTCGTCATATTCGACGGCGCAGACAGTGCGCCAGCCGAGCAGCTTGCCGCCAAGAATGCCGCCTCCAGCGCCTGCGAATAGTGCCAGCTCATTGAGTGTTTCGGGGTTGGTTGTCATTGGTCATCGTCGCAAAAAGAGAAATCGAACAAGTTGGTGCTGGGAACGGCGGGGAACGCCTCAAGTTGATTCGGAGTCCTGGGGCCGCCGTCCCAGACCATCAGCGTTCATAAAATCGTTGGAATGGTGACGGCACGGCGGCCTGGTGGGATGTAGAGACCATTGGGAAACCATTGGCCTTTGGTGATGTTCTCCATGCGCCATGCGCGGCGGCAGGATGGGCATTGGTGTGTCCCGTTTGGCAGTTCGCCGGTGATGGTGGTGTGGCAGAAATCCTCGAAGTCGGATTCATGGCCGCATTTTCCGCATTTTAGCAACATCATGGAATCTGGCAGGGTTTTCATGGTTAAAGTTTCCCGGTTGGGAGTGGTGAGCGGGCGGAGAGGGAGGCGATGGCGGCGGCGAGTTCCTGGGTGGCGGCGGCGGCGGGGTCTTCGTGGGTGAGTTTGATGTCGATCTCGATGGCTTTAAAAGGGTCGTGCTTCTCAAGGCGGCGGTTGCTGCCGAGTTCGGACTCGCTGACGGCGTAGGATTTGATGAGGTCGGCGTCCTGGGCCTCGTTGGGATCGAGGGCGGTGATGGGGGTGCGGACGACCCTGGCGCAGAATTCGCGGATCTCCCTGACGGTGAGGCATGCCTCGGTGGCGGCGGCCTGGCGGACGGCGGCGATGTAGGCGGCGACATCGGCGCGGCGCATGACGCGGACGGCGTTGGATGCGGCGGTGGAGCGCTTGACCTTGAATCCGGCCTGGATGTAGGCGTCGGTGCCGGTGAGGCCTTTGAAGATGTGGAGGTCGGCGAAGCGCTGGTGTCTCGGATCTTTTGGTAATGGGATGTCGGGCATGGGATTGGGGAGTTGGCGGTGATCAGTGATCAGTGATCAGAGAGAAGAGGCTTTTCATGACAGGTTGGCTTCTGCGTAGCGTTTGGCGCGGCGGTTGATGTCGCGGAGCAGGGTGGCGGCCTCCGCGGTGAGGGTGACTCGGGCGAGGGTGCGGCCGGGGCTGTGGTCGTGGGCGGGGCTTTCCTGGTGGAAGAGATCGGGGAATTTCAGGAGGTGCTGGGAAACGGCGTTGAACGTCACGCCGAGGGCTGCGGCGAGGCTTGGCTTGATGGCGTGGCCATGGCGTACCTGGTCGCGGGCGACGGCGGTGAGCAGGGCGAAGAGGGGGTGGGATACCTGGTAGGAATTGATCGCGGCGGAGAGGCCGATGGCGTAGTTGGCGAGGTTGAGGCCCTTGCGCCGGAGGTGGAGACGGGCGGGCGGGGCCGGTGGGAGCCGGTCGATGATCTCCTGAAATTCGAGTTGGGCGATCATGGGGCGTCCTTGGATTGCATGATGGAAAGCAGGCGCTTGAGGCCGGCGACGTCAAATTCGGTGTTGGCGTAGAGCACGGCGAAGCTCTTGGAGCCGCGCTTGACGATCTGGTAGGATGCGGGTTGGGCCTTGACCACCTGGCCGTCCGCGGTGGCCTCGGCATGGCGGGAGGCAAGCCATGCTTTCTGGGCTGCCTGGCTGCGGACTTCCTTGGCCTGGAGGTTGAACACTTGTTCAGCCTGGTCGGCGGAGAGGTTGCGGAATGAGACCAGCAGGACGTCGGTGGCGTTGTCTCCGGTGGTGACCACCATTTCAAGCGGGGTATCAATGTAAACCTGCTGGAGCGAGTAAGGCAGGCGGGCGAGTTTGCGGGCGCCTGGGCAGTCGTCGAACAACAGCCGGTGGTGGAGGATGTGGCGGCCTACCATCTCGAACATGGTGAGGAAGCGCGGGGAGATGGTGGGGAAGTTGGTGGCGATGAACTCGCGGGCGTGGGGTTGCTCGTCGAGGATGGAGACCAGCAGTTCCCCGGCCTCAAGCCAGGCGTCCATGCCTTTCTGGAAAAGGTTGGCGAATTGCTGGATGCGGGCGGTGATGGTGGCGTCTGGTTGGTATTGGTTCATGGTTTCTTGGGTGGTTTGGGTTGAAAGGCTTTCTGGATTTCCTCGGCGGTCAGGAACATCGAGGCGATGTCGAAGCAGGCTTTGATTGCTTTGAGGAAGGCGCGGCGTTTGGCCAATTTGGCTTTAACCTTTTCTGGGTTTTCGGATGCCCATTTGGCGGCTCGTGATTTTACTTTTTCCTTGTTTTTGGAGTAGCTTCTGACTTGGAGGCTTCTAACCTTTTCTGGGTTTTTGGCTCTCCATTTGGCAATACTGGCTTTAACCTTTTCTGGGTTTTCGACTCTCCATTTGGCATTATTGGCTGTCGATTTGGCATTATGGGCTTTAATTTTTTCTGGGTTTTCGACTCTCCATTTGGCAATACTGGCTTTAACCTTTTCTGGGTTTTCGACTCTCCATTTGGCATTATTGGCTTTAACCTTTGCCGGGTTTTTGGCTCTCCATTTGGCATTATTGGCTTTAACCTTTGCCGGGTTTTTGGCTCTCCATTTGGCGTCGTAAGCTCTTTGGCGTTTTCTCCACGCCCGTTCTTCCTCCGGGGTCATGTTCTTGGGCTTGCTCATGGTGGTTTCAGGCAGAGATTTGCAGAATCAACGTGCGGTCGAGCAGGCGGCCGATGATGGGGGAGGCGTTGATGGGGGAGATGAGTTGGCTGAATTCGTCCGGGTGGGCGTTGGATGAGAAGACCGTGGCGAGGCGGTTGGTCTTGCGGTGGTCGAGGAGGTCGAACATGAGGGCTTCGTAGGCGGCGGACCAGTCGCCCTGCTTGCCGAGGTCGTCGATGAATAGCCAGCCGGCGCGCTTGCACTCGCCGAAGTGTTCGCGGGCGGGGATGGCGATGGCGTTCTCGCGGTGGTGCCGGTCCTGGCAGATTTCTTTCAGGCGGATCGCGGTGGTCCATTGAACGCGGATTCCGGCATGCATGGCTTGGGCGGCGAGCAGGGACATGCAGCGGGTCTTGCACTTGCCGGCGTGGCCGACGATGCCGAGCCAGAGGGAATCGGGGCCGGGGCGCCACTTGCGGACGGTGTTCCAGAGGGCGGAGTTGAATTCCGGGTGGCGGAGGTCGGTGTCGCGGATGTCCTCGGGGATCATCTCGGCGATGCGGTTGCGGACGGCGGCGCGGCGTTCGTCCTCGGCAAAGCGTTTTTCCTCGGCCTGGCGGGCGGATTCGCAGCCGTCGCAGATTCCGGAGATGTTGCCGTAGTCGAAGCCGGTGATGCTGTAGCAGGGCTGGTAGTGGTAGCGCTGGCCGCATGAGCGGCAGGTGGCTGGCGCGAAGTCCGGGGCGGCGGTGGCGGTGATCATGATTTTGAATTTTGGATGTTGAATTTTGAATGGAAGACGATGGCTCAGAGGTGGATGGTCTGGGAGGGTTTGCGTCCGCCGAGGTCACAGGGGCCGGTCTTGGTGGCACCGTTGGCGCGGCCGGTGGTGGCGCGGTTGAGGGTTTCGGGGTCGTCGAGGTAGCGGCGGCCCCGGAAGTACTCGAAGGCGGAGGGGAGGTAGGCGTTGCGGGCGCCGGATGGGATGCGGCGGATGACGGCGGCGGCGGCGCGGACGCCGGACTCCATGGCCATGGCCAGGGCGGCGGGGTCGTCGGCCTTGCGGAGTTGGGCGGCGATCTCGGCGACGGCCTCGGCGGTGCGGTCGCGGCGGGGGTAGAGGGCGGCGATGGCGACGGGATCGGCCGCGTCCGGTTTTCCCTTGGAACCCTTTCCATTCTCTGCTCCTTCTCCTTCTCTTACTCTTACCCCTTCCGAAAAATCGGAAGGGGGATCTATGGGGGATCTATGGGGGATTAAAACATGTGTTGGATTTGCAAGCTCAGGGTAGGCTGCGAAGAAGACATCGGCGAGCTTGGCCGGCAGGCTGGCGGCATGGCGGACGGCCGCGACAAGCACCTTGTTGCGCAAGGAAAGATGGCCTCCCTTGCCGAATTGGTGGCGGAGGAAATGGGCGACGAAGTAGACTCCGCCGCCGAGGCTCACGAAGGAGGATGGAAGGGCCTTGCATGCCCCTTCGAGGATGTTAGGAGAGAGTCCCGTCTCAAAAGTGAAACGCTTGTTGGAAACGCGAGTGAAACCGCAGAGGTCGCGGGAGGGGTTGGTGATGAGCCAGAGGCATGCCAACTTGATCTCGGGAGGCTGTTCCTCGAGGCGGTCGTCGGTCCAGAATGAGGATTTGATGGTGGCGTCCATGGGTCAGGATTCGGTGGAGTCGACGGGCGGCCAGTTGTAGCCTGGGGCGTTGGGGAGTTTGCCGAGGGTGGAGGGTGCGAGCTTGCGGCCTTCGTGGTCGCGGTGGTGGGGATCGATGTGGAAGGCGGCGGTGGCGGAGGGGAGGCCTGCGAGGACGCCGAGGCCGCCGGAGAAGCGGATGCGGAGGGTGCTGGCGGTGGGGGTGAGGAATTCGCAGCGCGGCAGGCGGGCGACAAGCTGCAGCATGGAGAGGGGTACGAGGATGGTATCGACCTGGACGGCGGGGGTGGCGGCCATGCGGTGCTGGCGGGTGAATGGCGCGATGATTCCATGGCGGAATATCATGGGCTCGAAGGTGTGAAGCTCATGCCAGGCGGATGAGATGAGGGAGGCGGGTTCCGGGATCTGGAATGGGATGGCCTTGAAGCGGTCCACCACGCCGGCGGCTGGCTCCGGGAAGTCATCGGCGGCCCAGAGTCCCCGGTGGCATTTGAGGGCGGCCCAGCCGTTGCAGGCGTGTGCGTCGCCGTCGATCATGACGGGGTTTGAAAAGTGGTGCTCGGGCTGCGGGTGCGTGAAGCGGAGCAGGGTGTCGAAGCGGAGGGGGTGGGGAAAATGTCTGGTCATAGGGCGAGCGGAAGGGGTGACATCTGGGAGGCGGTGCCGTCCTGTTTGCGGCCGGACTGGAGCAGGTGGAGGCCCATGGGGGTGACACAGTAGCGGAGGGGCCCGCCGACGGCGGTGTCGCGGGATGGGGTGATGATGAGCCTGCGGGCGATGAGGCGGGAGAATGCGCAGCGAACGGTGCAGTAGTCAGCCCCGGTGGCGGCGGCGGCCTGGGGACCGGTGAGCCCCGCGGTGCCGGCGCGGCCTGCGAGCATGAGCAGCCAGGCTTCGAGCAGGCTGCGGAGACCGTGGCGGTGGAGGGCGGCGATGTCTGCGGTCATTGGTTTGTCAGGTCAAATCTCAAATCAAGGTCAAAAAGCCGCCCGCCGCGAGCTTTCGATGCGGCGTTGAAAGCGGCGAATATCGGAAGCAGAATCTTCTGCTCGTCGCGTGATGAGTCATCGGCGGTATCTGCCATTTCGCCCATGAGGTATCCAGCGGCATAGCAGAAGCATCCGCCTTGTGATTCTGTGGCCTTGCCCATGTCGCAGATAGCTACCCGGCAATCTCCGCACAGGCGGAAGGTTGACCACGAGCCATCGAATAGCGACCCGATGCGCTCGTAGGTTTCTCCAACTGGAATCGTGCCGTTGCACTCGGTGCATCGCCATGGCTTTTTTGCGCGGACCATTTTGGACGCCCAAACAGTTGACGGTTCATAGTCGCAATCGCAGTTCATGGATGCTGGCGGACCTGGGTTGGGGTGAGGCCTTCGTTGTCGGTCTTGATGGCGTAGGCCATGAGCAGGCCGGCGATGGCGGCGGCGAGATAGGCGAGGATGCGTTCGCGGGTGGTCATGATTGGATGGCGATGAGCGCCCGGATGGTGTCCCTGCATTGGATGGCGACATCCTCCTGGGCGCGGTGTTGGTGCGGGGTGGGTTTCTCGTTGGGGAAGACGGCATGCCAGAGGGTGCGGGCGTCCCGGCTGCGGTAGTAGGGCCATGGATCTCCCTCGAGACCGGCGACGGGCCAGGCGGCGCGGAGGTGGGAGGCCTCGAAGTCGATGCCCCATGCCCAGACTTCATGGTCGGCGGGCTGTGCCCCAAACCATGTTTGCAGGGTCCGCATGGCGGCCTCGAAGGTTTTCCCGCGGAGGTGGCTGGCGTTATTCTTGGCAAGGTGCCATTCGGCGGTTTCCGGATCGGTGCTGAATCCCATGGCAAGCGAGGATAGGAGATCGATCTCGATGACAAGCGGGTCGCCGAGGATGCCGGTGGCGGCGTCGAAGGTGCGGGCGCAAATCTCCAGGATTGCCGATCCGGCCGGGATGCCGAGGGTTTCAATGTCGATCATGATGCGGGTGGGGGCGGGCATAAGAAGTTGCTAGTGTTCAGTGATCAGTGATCAGAAATGGAAGCAGAGCGGGAGGGGCTTGGTTTTGGTGCGGCGGCGGGCCATGGAGAGCAGGCGGATGGCGGCAGGTCTGCGGAACCATGCAGCCTCGGTGGTATCGTTGACGCGGCGCATTTCCGGGGTGTCGGCGAATGCAATCTGGCAGTCGATGCAGAGCATGGTCTCGCGGGGTTTGTGGCCACCGCACGGGCATTTGGTGTTCTCGTAGCTCATGGGATGAGGGTGATTTCCAATCTCGGGTTGGTACGGTCGAGGTGGAATGTTGGGATGGCAATGAGGCGGAGGGTGTTGTCGTCGACGCCGAGGGCGTCGGCGATGCCGTCGCGGTAGGCCTTGCATGAGGCGGCGGCGTTGTCGTCGTCGCGGCGGCGCTTGTCCGGGTAGTGGAAGGCGAGGGTGTAGCCTGAGAATTTGCGGGGCTTGGCGTTGAGGGCGACGCGGGCGAGCATGTGGGCGCGCCAGCGGTGTTTCTTGGTCACCTTGGCCTTGTGGTGCCAGTGGCAGCAGGTATTCGGCCACAGCGACCGGGAGGGGATGGGCAGGGTGATGGTGAGCGGGGCGCTCATGGCGGATGGGTTTAGAAAACGCCGAGGGATGAGAGGCGGCGGCCGACGGCGGCGCGGCGGCCCATGGTCCAGCGTTGTTCTGGGTTCTTGCGGTCCCATGCGGGACGGTGGGCCAGGTCCTCCCAGATTGCCTTGAGGGTGCCGATGGAGAGATCCTTGACCCATGAGTCATGGGTCGCGGCCTCCTGGGCGTTGATGCGCTCGAGGTAGTCGAGGCCGGTGGGGGTGGTGGTTCCGTTCGTGCGGAAGTCCTGCTTGCGGGTGCGGCTGAATCGGATCATTGGTTCTTGGGGTTGGTGGTGTGGATGGTGCGGCGGACATCGGCCGCGGAGTAGAAGCGGGCGCCGCCGAGCTTGCGCGACCGGATGGAGCCGGCGGCGATGAGGCGGTTGAGGGTGGTGCGCGAGAGACGGGAGACCGGGCAGCGGCCGGGGTGGGACGGCATGCGGAGCCATTCGGGATCGGCGACGGCGGCCGGACCTGACTCAAGCGCGGTGAGGCGCTGGAGGATGAGGTCGAGCTTGTTGTCGATCTGCGCGAGGGTCATGGTGGATTTGGAAGGTGGTCGGGGGCGGCTGCGTCGTACGGCTTCCTAAGACCGAGCGGTTTCCCGCCAGCCGCCCCCGGTTTGGTCATAGCGCGATGGTGTCGAGGCTTGGGATCTGGATGAAGCCGGCGCGGGCGACGTACATGGCGTTTCTGAGGCGTTCGCAGCGGGCGGCGGCGGCGCGCCAGGCGGCCATGCGCTCGGGCGTGAGGTTGTTGTGAGCGGCGGCGATGCTGCGGGCGTTGCCTGCGGCGGAAAGCCGGCGGATGAGGGTGCGGATGGTGCGGGTCATGATTCGACGGGTTTGAGTTGTTCAATGAGGCGGTCGATGCCGCGCTCGATGGCGAGGCGGACGACATCGGAAGTCTTGAGCCCGGTGCTTGCGGTAGCGGCCATGATCTTCACGTTCAGGGCTACCGGAATCCTGATGGTCAGGTTCTTGCAGGGCGCTGGTTTTTTAGCGAGTGGCGTTGCCATGCGCGAATCGTAGTCAAAATGACTACTAACGCAAGAAAAATCTTGCAAACGGTGAAATTATTTTCTACTGTGCCAGCCATGTCCTCGCCAAAACAGGTCTCCGCTCCCATACGGATGAGCCCCGCGTTGCTTGCGAAAGTGACCGAGGCCTCCCGCCTTACGGGAATGTCTCAGGCCGATGTGTTGCGCTTGTGCCTAGCAATCGGCCTTGAGGATTTGAAAAAAGTGAAGTTCGATCTGGCGAAGCTGGTGTCGGATGTGGCGAGCAGCCAGGGGGTGGAAAAACTGCCGATTCTCAAGGTGGCGGAGGCTCCGCCATACGGGTCGGAGGAATCGGCCTGACTGATCCCATTCCACCGGTGCCTGTATTGTTGGAGGCGGAGGCGGCTCGGGTGAATCAGTAGAGGCAGCCGTTGATCGCGTCGAGCTTGTAGTGAAGCAGCCTGCGGCGGTGGGCGAGATAGGCGTCGTATTTGCGGCGGCCGAGTCTTCCGAAGTAGAACGGATTGAAAAATGGACTCGGGCCGCATCTCATGGAAAGAAATCCGTTGTAGTCGAGGGTTGCGGATTCGTGGTAACGGATGGTGGTTTCAATCAAAGCGTTTCGGCGGTCATCATCATCATGCATCGTGCGGGCCATCATGGCATGTTTGATTGCCTCCCGTAGGATCTCGGTTTCCTTGGTGAGTGAATCCACTTCCTTTTTCATGATGATGAATAAGGGAATGGCGAATGCCGCCCACATAATCACCAGTCCAAGCAGGGTTTCCATGGAAGTTTTTACGGATTTCCCGCGGCGATCTTTCCGATGGCTGCGCGCATGGTGTCCATGTCGAGGTGGGTGTAGGCGCGTGAGACGGCGGAGGATGCATGGCCGACGATGGCCTTGGCGATGGAGTCGGAGACGCCGGCGGATTTCAACCTGGTGGTGAAGGTGTGGCGGAGGGAGTGGAATGAGAGGGGCGCGGTCTGGCGGCGGGAATGGCGGTTGCGGGCGGTGTCGCGGACCACGGGGGAGGCGAGGCCGACGGATTCGAGGATGGCGCGGAAGGCGTCGGAGCGGGCCTGTACGGCGAGCGCGGCGATGGTGGGGAAGACGGGGGCGTCCGGCCGGTCTGAGCCGGGGGTGTCGGTCATGAGCGAATCGACGGTTTCCTTGGCGAGGGGCAGGGAAACGAGGGTGCGGGTCTTGGCGGCGGTGAAGGTGATGGTGGCGGCGGCGAGGTCGATGTTGGACCAGCGGACGGTGGCCAGGTCGTTGAGGCGCTGGCCGGTGTGGAGGCCGAGCAGGGTGAGGGCGCGCCATTCGCCGGAGACCGCGGCGAGCAGGGCGTCGAGTTCGTAGGAGCGGAATTCGCGGCGCTTGGTGGCGGCTGCGCGGAGGTGGTCGAGCTTGCGCCACGGGTTGTCCTGGGCGATCCCCTCGGCCTTGGCGGCCTCCCATGCGGCGGACAGGCGGGAGACCTTTGCGTTGACGGTGCCTGGGCTGTGGCGGGCCTCCAGCGATTTCTGGACGGCCTTGGCGATGGCGTCGGTGAAGGAGAGCCAGGTGGTGGCGGTGGGTGCGAGCGTGGCCAGGTCGCGGATCGTGTCGGCGTAGAGGCGGGCGGTGGATGGGGACAGGGCGGAACGGCGCGACTCGAGCCAGGCTTTGAGCCAGTCGGTGGGGTTGATGGATTCCTTCGGCGTGAATTCCGCGGCAAGGCGCTGGAGGGCCTTGGTCAGTTGGCTGGGCTGGGCGTGGTGGCGGTTGGCCTCGCGCTCCGCGGCGATGGCGACGGCGCGGGCTTCGGCCTTGTCATCGAGGCCGGTGGAGAATTGGCGGTGCCGGCCGTCGGGCAGGGTGATGCATGCGTACCAGAATTTCGACGTCTTGTGTCTGCGTAGCGAGGCCATGGGGTTACAATCAAGTTACAATTGCAGCATGTCAAACCATAAAAACCAGGATGGATGTTTTGTTGTCAAATCAATGGTTTTGATGCCTAAGCCGGCTTGCATTTGGCCTGCGGTGTTCCGATCCCAACCGCCGGAGCTTGTTGAAAGGCTTGATACTGCTAGGTTTGGAGGCGGAAAGTCACAAAAGGATTCCCAAAAACCATAGAACCTGGATGGCTGCATTTGCATGAGGCCGCACCATGCGGCTTACCATCCAGGATCTCGTTACGCAATGGGTGGACGGCCGGGTCAGACGATGGGGCCGTCGATGAGAATGAGGGGGAATGAGAGGTTGGCGGCCTCGGTGAGGCGGTGGAAGAGGGTGGCGTCGAAGTCGGCCCAGTCTTCGCGGGGGATGGTGAGGCATCCTTCGCTGGAGGTGCCGGCCATGCCTCCGCGGTGGAGGTTGATGCCGAAGGTGCCGGTGTCGGTCTGCATGACTTTGCCGTTGCTGGCGATGCGCTGGACGGTGACGGGTTCCTCGCCCTGGCCGAATGCCATGTAGCCGTCGGGGCGGCTGAAATGGTGCTTGAGGCGTCGGAATTTCCAGACGCCGGGGGCGAGGCGCGCCATGTATTTGCCTGCGCCGGGGTTCCAACCGTAGCGGCTGGGATCGGTGTTGGCGTTCCAGGCGGTCATGCCGTGGGTGGAGAGGATGAAGATGGCGTCGTCGTAGATGCCTACGTCGTTCTGGCCTGGTTCGCCCATGCTGTCGCGGCGGTAGCCCCGGACGGCCAGGACGTAGAGCGATGGGAGCTGCTTGGTGCCGTGTTTGGCCTGCCAGGCTTTGGCGGCTGCGGCGCGGACTACTGCCTCGGGGGCCTTGGGCTTGGCGGGTGGCGTGATGGGCATGGCGTTTTGGCGGTTTGTTTGGCTTTCTTGTGGGTCTCAAGCCAGGCGTTGAATTCTTCCCAGAGGGATTTCACGGTCGGGCATTGGCATTTTCTGGGTTCGCCGTTTGCCTTGAGAAAGGTTGGTCCTAGGTAATCATGGAAGTCCCATCGCCAGACGGTGCGGCCGATGGTGACTTCGTGGTAGGCGTCCGCGTAGTCGATAAAGCACGGGCATCCTGCGATGGTGGTGAGATGGCCGGCCATGGGGGCGCTATTTCTCGGCGATGATCTTGGCGACGGCGACGCCGGCCTCGATCGAGCCGGGGGCGGGGGCCTTCTGGGTGACGACTGAGCCGTCGGGCATGGTGGTGGTGGTCTCGACACATGCGGTCATGGCGTAGCCGATGAGCATGAGGGCGGCAAGGGTGGCTATGGTGCGGAGTTTCATGGTGGCTGGGGTTAGGTTGAGCAGTTGGAGACTAGCGAGCAGACGAAGCAGACGGCGAGGATGATGATGAGGCCGGCGAACGGAATCAAGAGGCCGAGCATGTGGGCTCCGGTTTCCGCTGGATTTGGTTCGGGTTTCATTTTTCGGGAGGGTTCTTGATGACGTTGATGAGGCCGATGATGGTCATCCCGGCGGCGATGATCTGGTTGGCGCGCTCCGGGTCGATTGATACGCCGATGGCCATGATAAGGGCGACGATGCCGCGCCAGGTGGATTCCTGGGAGAGTTTTTCAATGAGTCGGTCGATGGTGTTCATTGGTGGCGTTCGTTGATGGCGCTCTCGATGCGCCGTACGGTTTCCTGCATGGTTCCGACGTTGTTGTGGGATTCGTCGATGCGCTGGGAAAGCGTCATGATGGCCTGGACGTTGGCCTCGCTGAGTTTGGCGAATCGTTCGTTGGAGGATTTGAGGTCTAGGTAGACGGGGACCAGCATGGCCATGAAGATCGCGCCGACTCCCCACTTGCCGACAAGCCATGCGAAGATGGCGGGCCAGGATTTGGGGAGGTCCGGGAGGTCTTCGGTGGCGATGGTGTGGAGTTGTTCTTTGCTCATGGGTCAGGGATAGGTGACTCCGGTTCCGGAGTTGTAGAGTTCGGCGATTCGTGTGTTAGACAGAAGCTCGGAGAACCACGCCACAGGGCCGATAAGACCGTCCCAGTTCGTGGCGGCGGATGAGCCCTTGCCAAACTCGATGATGCTGGCTGAGGTGTTGTAGCTGTTATTATTGGTGGTTTCGGCGCGGGCGGTAGCGTTGATCTTGACGAATTGCTTGTTGGCGGTATTGTCATACCCGAAACAGACGAAATACCAGTTTCCGGCGGACATGCCGAACGAATAGTCGGTGTTCACGCCGACGCACGACAGGCGGATGATGCTTGAACTCCGGTAGACCATCTCGAACGTATTGGAATTGGAGCTGTCAGCGATCCTGGCGAAATCAACCAGAGACTCTGGCTTCACCCATGCGCAGCACGTCCATGCGTTGGTGTGCAAAGCGGCTGCCCCTCCGTTGTTCAGAAGGTACTTGTTATCATCCTTCTCGAAATCGGCGGCTGCTGTGAACGCCATCCCGGTCACGGACGCCGATCCAACCGACGCCGCGCTTTCTGTGAGTGTGAGCGATGAAACATCATCGGTGCGGGTTCCGTTCGCTTCGTCCATGGGCCAGTAGGCGACCAGGTTTGTCCAATCGACGCCCCCTGATGGGGCGGCGGCGAAAGCGTATGGATTGATGATCATGGCGTCCGGCGGGTAGCCTTCACAGGTTCCTAGGATCGGGTTTATGCGGTTGGCTCCCATCCTGCGTCGGGGTCGATGGGTTGTCCTGCGTCGATGGCGGTGAAGAGTGCCCGCAGCCGAGCATCGTTCTTCCAGATGCGGGTGGCGATGTCGATGGCGCGGGTTTTCAGCGCGATTTCCTTGGCGGTGAGCTGCTGGTTGGCGACCAGGCGGAAAAGCACTCCGATGCAAAGCAGCATCAGCTTGTCCCGCTCGGTTTCCGAGTAGTGGCGGGAGTTCTCAACCGCCTCGACGTTCTGGATGTTGAGCTTTACCTCTTCCACCGGGCGGGCCACGGTGCTCCATGAGGTGCGGAGTTCGTTGGCAGGGGCGTCGATGGTTTCGGTTTTCTCCAATGTGAACAAGCGCGGGTCGTAGTCGGGCTGGGCGTCGGTGAGTTGGAGCAGGTAGGTGAAATCGGGGTCGAGTCCGGGGATAGGCCCTCCGTCCGCGACCGGCCAGGGTTTGTTGCGGGCTATGATTTCGCTGGATGAGATTTGATAGACGGCCCAACGGGTTTCGGGTGTGACTGGATAGGTAATCATGGATGTTGTGGGTTAGGTTCGGTAGCCTTCTAGAAAGATTTTGAGGCCTGCGTTGGTGGAGCCGACGGAATCGACGTCGATGGTGATGAGGTCGCCTTTGGTCAGCGCGTAGGTGGAAGCGGCGCTGGCAAAGGTGGAGGTTTCCGCGTTGTTTGCGCTGGTGGAGAATGAGAGCACGGCATTGAGCAGGCTGGTGCCTTCGTCCTCGATGTCCACGGTGAGGGCGGAGACGGTCGGGGCGGCGGTAAGGGTGCCGTAGACGCGGGTGAGTGTGAAATTCCACGGGACATCGAACGCCACTTTCTGGCCGGTGGTGATGACGGTTGTTTCGTCGGAGCAGGCGACGGCGATCACTTCAAAAACGCCGAGGGTGTTTCGCATGGCTCCGACGGTGGTGTCGTCGAGGACGGTGCGGGCGGCGGCGGTGATGGTGGCGGTTTCCGGGACGCCGGTGGAGGCGGTGGTGCGGCCGATGAATTGGTCCTGGGCGAGGTTCGCCATTTTGGCGAGGGTGACGGCGGCGGCGGCAATGGTGACGGCTCCGGTGTTGGCCATGGTGACATCTCCGGAAAGGGAGATCTCGGTGGGGAAGTTGGCGGCGCTGCCGAGCCAGATTTTGGCGTCGGTGAGGTTGCTCTGGGCGTTGGTGCGGCCGGCTCCGATGACGCAGACGACGCCGGAGGTGAGATGGACGCGGGTGACGCGGGCGACGGCCTGGACGCCGGAGGTGGCTCCTGTGGGGCGGGTGGTGGTAAGAGTGCCGGCGGTCTCGGAGATATAGAGGGCGTCGTTGACGGCCCAGGCGGAGGTATCGAGGCCGGCGAGCAGTCCGGAGACGATGACCTGTCCGGTGGCGGCGTTGGTGAGGGAGCCGGCGGCGAGGCCGATGGCCGGGGTGGTGCCGCTGCCGTTGGCGTCAGCCGCCTCGACTTCGATCCAGCCGCCTACGTTGTAGCCGGCGAGATAGACGGGGGTGCCAAGGGTGATGGTGCCGACGGAGCCCTTGCGGGCGTCGAGCTTGACGGCGTTGGTGGTGCCGGCGTTGACGACGGTGGCGAGGCCATCGGCGCCGAGGGTGATGTCTCCCGCGACGGTCTGCTTGGCGTAGGCGGTGCCGCCGGCGTTGCCGATGAGGATCTGGCCGGCGGAGGGTGCGGTGTTGGGGACTACCGAGGCGAGGGTCTGGGCGGCATCGGTGACGTTGCCGAGGCCAACCTGGGTTTTGGTGACGCCGTGGGGGTTACTGGTGTTGCCGGTGTGGCTGGTGAGATTGGAGGCGGTGGCGTAGGTGCTGGCCGCGGATGAGATGGTGAGGTAGCCGGAGAGATCCTGGTCGCCGGTGTTGGTGCCGCTGACGCTGGAGGCTCCTGCGCCGAGGGTGAGGGTGGAGCCCGCGGCGTTGCCGGTGATGGTGACGGCCCCGGTCTGAACGGTGAAATTCTGGGTGAAGGAAAGCGCCTTGCCGGAGGTGTGGGTGACATCGGCGAATTGGTCGAGGTTGCTGGTTACCAGGGCGTCGCCTGTACCTGATCCTCCCGGAATCGTGATCGTCTTGGTGCCGGTTGTGCCGGTAGCCGTCACGCCGGCGCCGACGAAGTTCAATGTCGTTCCAGCATTGGCGAGGGAACTGCCTTCGTCCTGCACGATCACGCCGCCCGTCCCGGTGACGGTGAGGTCGCCGCTTCCGAGAACGCTGGCCCCGTTGATGGTCTTGATGTTGGTTCCGCTGACAAGGGTTTTCGGAAGCCATGCCGTGCCGCGGTAAACATACCCGCGAACCTCGTCACCTTCGATCATACCCTCGCTGTTGGTGATGTCTCCAACGCAATCGCCAGAGATGGTAGCGGTTCCGGACTGTCCGGCCTTTGGCCAGATTCCGTAGATCGGTTCGGTTTCTCCTGGGAGTGGTTCCGTGCATCCGATCATCCGAATCTTGAGGTGGATGCCGTCGCCTCCGCTGTTGGCCCTGTTGGCCAAGAACGCCCCACGCACGCGGCTTCCAATGAACGTAATCTCGGAAGTGTGGGAGCCACGCGGGTCTGTGGTGGTGGTGGTCCCTTCGGCTGGCGTGGCGTAGAATGCATAGTTCGTCACGTCCGACATCTCGAAGTTCTCGACCGTCATCCGCTTGATCCATCCGGTGCCTCCGGCGAAGCCCTTGGCAGCACTTGGTTGGTGGCTTCCGCCAACCACCCGGATATTATCCATCCATGCGTTAAGTTCCTCGCCAGGAGTGATCTGGTGATTGAATCCGTTGTTGTTACCTGCGCACTCAAACATCTGACAGGCGGATTCATTTTTGCAGTCGTAAAGTGTGATGTCGTAGATGTTGGCCGAGGTGTCCGTGCCGGTATGGTCGTATCGCCATGAGATGCCGTCTGCCCCGGTGACGACGCCCGTGGGGTGGGTTGGTGCGTTGGCTGCCTCGGTTGCTGTCGCCGGAGCGGTGCAGACATACACCTTTCCGGCGTTCACTACACGCCTGCCGATAAGGTAGTCGTCACCGCTCTGCCACGCCGCCCAAGCCCCGCACACGGAGCGGAGGAAAAATCCGATCTGGCCGGGGAATGGAGCGTACTGGCCACGGATGATGGTCCCGTTGTAGATGTTCCCGGTTTCCGGGTTGGTGCTCGGGTAGTCCGCTGGTTGGAATCCGAACAGGTCGTCAAGCGTATCACCACGGCAGTCCTCAAACAGAAAGTCATGTCCGGGGCCGAGATGGAAGGCGTCCTTCTCGCCCACACAACGCAAACGTAGGCACGTCAGCCGCTCGAAATTCGAGACATGGATACCAAACAGCAGGACGTTGAGGTTATCGATGTAGATGTCGTGCAAAAGCACGTCCTCAACGTGATAAAGCGCAATGTGACCGCGAAGCCCAGCGACGTAATCGCCTCCGGTTTCCTTGTTGTCCGTATCAATCGAGATGTTGCCGATGGTGATCCTGCTGTTAAGCGTCCGGGTTGCCGCTCCCGTGTTCACGATTACCTCGCCATAGTTTGCCGTTTTTTTCAGGACTACACCATTCACTCCGATCAGCGCCGTATTGCTTCCGATCTCCAGAGTGTCGTTTACTTCGTAGGTTCCAGATCGGTCGATTAGAACACTTCCGCCACCAATGGCAACCGCTGCGTCGAGGGCGTCCTGTAGGGCGATCACGTTGGAGGCTGCGGTGGCAGACGGGGAGGCACCGTAGATTGAGGCGTAGAAGATCACCCCTCCATTTCCCTTGGGGCCGCGGTTGATGAAGATGGTGGTAATGCGCCCCGGTTTCTCGGTGGTGACGGTGAGGGTGGTGAGGCGGGCGGCCATGGGATCAGAGTGGGGCTTTTATGGCGAGTTCGGCGATCTCGGTGGGGTAGTCCTCGCCGTCGGAGTCGGTCATGGTGCATTGAAAGAGGTAGAGGCCTGGGGCCCATGGGGCGAGGGCGGTGTCGAAGGTGATGGAGGCATTTCCGCCGGCGATGGTGAGGGCTTCGTTTTTGAATTCGGCGGTGCTGCCTTTGCGCTTGACCACGATTGAGCCGGTCCAGGTGCCATCGAAGGCGACGGCGGCCCCGGCGTTCTGGCCGGTGACGGTGATGGTGTAGTCCTGGCCTAGGAAAATGGAGTCGGTCATTTGGTTTCGACGGCTGAGACCTTGAGGTTGGGGGCGGTGCTGGATGCGAGGGTGACGGCGAGGACTCCGGAGGCGGGGACGCGGACCTCGAGGGCGGTGTTGGCGGTGGCGGTGAGCGCGTTGCCGGCGGAGTTCTTGAATCCGCCGAGGGCGTTGGCGACGGCGACCACGGGCGTCCCGGTGGCGGGGCTGGTGGGCTTCCAGCCGGTGGGGTTGGTGGTGCCGTGCCATGCACCGGTGGGTACGAGATCGGGGCTGGCGACTTTGGCGGTAGAAGTGAAGATTGAACCATCGCTTTCGATGCGCCAGCCGGCATGGCCTGCGTCGGATGAAACGGGAATGATGTAGATGGTAAGTCCGGTGACGTCGCCAAATTGCGGATAGGCGGTTCCTCCAATTCCAACCATGGAGTTAAACGGCATGGCGGCGATGGAGAGCGGGGCGGAGCCGTCGGAGGTGAGGGTTCCGGTGGTGGTGGCGGCGCCGTAGGGGAGCATCGATTGGAAGCCGAGGGTGGCGGTGCCGGAGCCGAAAGTGCCGGCGATCTCAATGACATGGAGGCGGCCGGGGGAAAGCTGGGGGAAGGTATAGGTGCCGTCTGCGGTGATGCGTTGCTCGAAAGTCTTTGCGGTGGGGAGGGCCATGGTTGGGAATGGGGTTCACGGGGAGCGTGAAGCATTCCGGGGCTGAGTGAAATTGAAGCGGGGAATACGAGTTAGCAGTGATCAGTGGGCAGTGATCAGAGGGGGCGGCGGGACGAATTCCGCGACGTTTATCCATCCATCGCTGCACTGTTCTCCCGTGGACCGTTCACGGGATTCGCGGCAGTCCGAGGCGTTGTGTACCCATAGGTTCGGCTCGATTTCGGTTGGGTGACACCAACAGATTTCTTGAGCGGTGTGAAGCTCGGCATCTCCGACTGGGAGAACATGAATGCGCCGGATCATGATTATTAGTCTGAGAGGCCGAGGTCTTTGAGGCGTTGGAGGTAGGTTTCGCGCTCGGAGTCGGTGAGGGTTGAGACGATTTTGACGATGACGGCGGCGCGGGCTTCCTTGCTGAGACGGGAGAGGGCGGCCTCGGCGGGGGTCATGTCGGCGGCGCGGAGACGGGAGCGGATGGCGGTGCGCTGGGTGGCGGGGAGACGGGCGAGGCGGGCGGCGCGCTGGTCCTTGGGCAGGGCGGCGAGTTCCTTGGCGAGGGCGTCGTTGGTGGCGGTGGTGCCGTCGCGGGTTTTCTTGTCGTCGGCGGAGGCCTCGCGGATGAGATCGAGGGTGGTGGTCTCGAGGTCGTCGCGGGTGAAGACGTCGACGGTGTTGGCGACGGCTCCCTCGGCATCGCGGACCAGGCGGAGCATGGCGGGGACGGCGGCGGCGCGTGGATCGAATGAGCCTGCGAGCAGGCCGAAGGATGCGGCGATCTGCTGGGCGGTTGTGAGGTAGTCGTTGACGGTGGCGTCGGTCTCCTTATCGTTGGCGATGGCTTTGAGGATCTTCTTGGTCTGCGGGATGATGCGGGTGGCCCCGGATTCCATGGGAGATCCTACGGATGAATAGGCGCGGGTGCCGACGGTGGAGCGGATGAAATACTCGAAGGTCTGGCCGTAGATGGGGAGGCCTGAGAGGGGCCCGACGATCATGGCGGCGAGGTAGTCGCGCCAACTCCAACGGTCCTCGTCGTCGTCATCGCGGGAGATGCCGGCCCAGACGTCGGACCATACTTCATTGGAGATGCCGTAGATCGCCCAGCCCCAGATGAGTTTGCGGAGGGCGGTTTTTCCAGTGATTCGCCCACGAGTCCAATCGGCGACGGCAGCGGCGGTGATGGCGAGCTTTTGGCGGGGATCGGATTTGAAGAGGAAGAGGAAGCGTTGCAGGCCTTTGGCGGTGATTTCCGCCATGGATTTATCCTGGGTGGTGGCGGGCTGGGCGGTGCGCTCGATGACCCGGGCGGCGGTGGCCAGGGCGTGGTCGCGGGCGGTGGCCTCGGGGAGTTTGGCCTTGGTGGCCTGGGTGTAGGCGATTTCGTAGGCGGCGGCGCCGGAGATCGATGAGAAGAATGCGTCGGCGTAGGCGATGGGGAGGCGGCCGTATTCGAGCAGGAGGATGATGTCGGAGGGCGAGGCGGCACCGGCCTGCATGAGCTTGCGGTCCTCGGGCGAGATCCCGGCGAGGATGCGCTGTTGGATGGCCTCGGAGTTCCAGACGGCTTTGAGGGTTTCCGGCCGGGTAATGGCGCGGATGATGCCTGAGAGGGCGGTCTTGGTGTCGTAGGTGTCAAGCATGACGCCAAAGATGGCCGGGATCTGTTTGAACAGGACGCCGATGTTGAACGCCAGGCCGACGGCGGACTGGGTGGCGAGCATCTTGGCGCCGAGATCGGCGAGGAAGCCGACGTTGGCGGCGCGGAATGAGCCGTCGACCTCCAGGGCGTCGAGCCATTGGCTGAATAGGTTGGCGATGTCCTTGCCGTGGAGACCTTCGATGCGGCGGCGGAGTTCGGGGGAGCGGAAAATAATGCGCATGTCGCGCATGAGTTCGGCGTATGCGATGAAATACTCGGTTGCCTCCAGGTGCGACCAGTAGGCGGCGAGGGCGTTCTGCTGCTTGGGACGGGCGGTGTGATGGGTGCGCGCCTTGGTGAAGCCGGCGGACATGGCGTTGACCGGGTTGGAATCGCCATAGGGATCGATGGTGGCTCCGCCGGCCTTGGCGTCCAGGTGCTCGAATGAGCCGGGGGCGTAGTTGCGGATCTTTGGCATGTCCATGCCGTAGATGGCCTGGTAGACCGGATTGAGGCGGTTCCATTCGGCATCGTATTCCTCGCGCATGAATTCGATGAGGTCGAGCGCGGGGGTGGAGAGCTTGGATTCGATCTGGCGGATGACGTCATCGGTGAAGCCGAATTTGTCGAGGGCGGGCCTATACTGCTCCTGGGCCCAAAGTTGCAGGTAGTAGGCGGCCTCGAGTTCGGAGGCGTGGAATGGTGCCGGGGTGCCGCGGGATTTGAGGCGGGAGAAGCGGATGGTCTTGGCGGTGAAGGCGCGGGCCTCGTTCTGGGCCTTGAGGCGTTGCATGCGGAAGTCGGCGAGCGCCTGGGAGAGGGACATCATGGCGATGGGGTCCGTTTCCCATCCGGGTTTCATGGTGCCATTGAGGATGGCGACGGCCTGTTCCTCGGTCATGGCCATTTTCTCGGAGGTGACTCCCTCCTTAAGCTGGATGTTCCAATCGGTGCGGAGGGTGGTGATTTTGTGGAGGATCTGGTTGCGGGCGCGGCGGCGGCCGGGGCCGGTGAGGTTCCAAATGCCGTAGGTGAAGGCATCGAAGCGTTCGCGGGCGCGGATCTTGGCCCATGTATAGGATCGGTCGGCTTTTCTCACGCGGTCCTGGGTGTCGCGGGCGGTGAGGGAGTTGGGGAAAAGGTACTCCATGACCTGGTGGAAGGATGACATGGCGAGCCGGGTGGCGTCCGCCATCATGGCGAGGCTGCGGCTGTGCATCTTGTCCGTGTGGGTCGGCTGGTCAACCTCGGGCAAGGTGTTGAGCAATTCCGACTTGGCGGCTTTCAGTTCCTCGCGGCGGGCCTCGTCGAGCATGACGCGCTGGGTGCGGCCTTTGGAGTAGATGTTCTGGAGTTGCTGGTAGGCCTGCGAGAGTTGGGCGGCGTCGAGCTTGGACCAGGGGCCGAAGGTTTGTAAAAACGAGCGCTGGATTTCGTTCTCGATCAACTGCGCTTGCATGGCGTTGGCTTCCTCCGGGCTAGCCGGGGTGCGGCTGTGGAGATCCTGGATGGCTGCCTCTACGGCGGTGGTGGCGGCGTAGTGTTCCTCGGGCGTGAGCGAAGTGATGGCGAGGATGCGACCGACCAGGCGCTGGGTTTCCGGGGTGAGACGGCCGCGGAGCTGCTTGTTCTGGCGGAGGTCCGGCTTGGCGAGATCAAGCAGGGTCTCGAAGGCGTCGCGGTATTCCCTGACCAGCGAGTCCTCGAGCGCGTCGTCGGCATCGGCGATGAGGCGGATGAGGGCGTTGATGGTGCCGCGCTCGGTGCTGGCCTCGGTGAGGTCGGCGATGGAGAAGCGGAGGCGGGCGCGGGCGTCGGGCGGGAGCGCGTCGCGGATGGCGTTGGCCTCGGTGATGGCGTCGCGGATGCGGTTGCGCTCACGTTCCGCGTCGGTCTGGTCGAGGGCGGCGTTGCGCTTGGAGTCCCTAGCGATGAGGGTGAGGGCGGCGAGGCGGTTGCGGAGGCGTTCGTAGTATTCGGCGCGCTCGTCGGGGCCCTGGGTGGCGAGCTTGGTGAGGGTGTTGTCGAGGGTGAGCAGGCCTTTGAGGGAGAGGGCGAAGGTGGCTGCGCCGTCATTGGTTGACTGGTCACTGGTCATTGGTGAGAGGTTGACGGGCTGGCCGTTTTCCTCGGTGATGGTGATGTCGTTGTGGTCGAAGATGACGTAGTTGTAGGTTCCTTGGCCGTTGGATCGGCTGGCCCCGTCGAGGAATCGGATTCCGCGGATGCCTGCTTTTAGCAGTTTCTTGCTCAGTTTCTCTGGTGTTCCAGCCAGCAGGGTCGCGCCGTTCACCACTTGCCAGACGCCTGTAATTGGCGGAAGCGTTGGATTGGTTGACCAGTCGGCAGCGACGGCTTTGATGAATGGCTTCAGTGCAGTTCGCGTCTTTTCTGGTAGATCATCGATGGAGGAATCGAAATCGAGCAGGTCCTCGTCGGAGACGTTGATGGTGACGGTGTATAGGTTGCCAACTGGCGACCCAGAAAAAACGTCGCGCTTTGTCCATGATTCCAGAATTGCTAAAACCTCCGGCGACTCTGCCTTTTCTCGGGCTGTATCCAATGCGCTTTGAAATAAGCGAGCTGGCCCAGAGCTTGATTTTGCCACATAAAAAGCCGCAATTTCTTCAGGAGTTTCGGCAATTTTTTGTGGACGATATTTAGCAATTTCAGATCCATCTTTGCGATCATAAATTGAAGTCCCCCCCAAGTTAGCTGAAAGTCGGTTTTTATATTCCTCCCCGACTTCCTTTGCCTCCGCAAAGTAGAGGCCCCATCCGTAGGCCTGGGCGCCTTCACCGGTGCCGATTTTGTCGGTGGTGAAGCGGTCCACCTTGTGGGGGGTGCCATGGTAGGCGGAGATTGCGAAGGTGGCCTTGCCGATGACGGTGGGAGATCCGGGAGCGCCCGGATAGACGGTGGTGGCAGGGCTGGGGGTGATGGTGGTGCGGCCGACTGAGAAAGTCGGTTCGCCGAAGTCCGGGGCTTGTACGCCGTATTGGGGTTTGCCGTAGGCGATGGAGAGTTCGAGTGCTTCGAGCATTTCCGCGGGGGTGTCGAAGCTGAATCCCTCGGCGTTGATGATGCGGCGGAGTTGGTCGAGATCCTCGGTCTGGCCGATGGGGAGGAAATAGGCGTTGGCCTCGTTGGTGCGGTTGATCTGGTGGCCCTTGGCATTCTTGGCGCGGGTCGGGCGGACCAGGGATTCGTAGATGCGGCGGATCTCACCGGCGAATGGCAGGCGGTTCTGCGCCATGGTGGCCGGGTGGGGCAGGCGGCCTTTCAAGACCTGGGAGATTTCCGGGAAGCCTTCCATGGCCTCGGCGGCAAGCTGGGCCTCCATTTGCTGGCGGAGGCGTTCCTCGCGGGCTTGGTCGTTGATGCCGGTGGCATCGGCGAGCTTGGCGGTGAGACGGGCGGGCATGGTGCCTGCGGCGATGGCGGCGCGGAGATCGGCGGCGGTGCGGAGATCGCCGATGACTTCGGAGGCGGTGGATTTCGAGACATCGACGATGGAGGCGGCGTAGGCGGTGACCATTTCCGCCCATTGGCGGACGGATTCGGGGAGGGTGCCGGCGCGGACCTGGGAGAAGAGATAACCGCGGGCGAGCTTGGAAAAGGCCTCCACCAGCGGGAGCGAGTCCTCGGGGGTGTAGTCGTAGCCGGCGGGGAGCAGGGTGCGGCCGGTGGAGGTTTCATAGGCGCGGATATCCTCCTGGATCTGGTAGGGGGAAACCAGCGATTCCTCGATGGAGCGTTTCAGGACGGTCTCGGCAAGGTCTTCTACGATGTCGGAGATGGTATGGCCTTGGAAGAGCTGCACGGTCCAACCGACAACCTTGCCGCCGATCATGCGGGCGACCGACTTGGCGCGGATGGAGAGATCGGAGAGGGAGACGGCACCGGGTTTCAGGTTGCGGTCGTGCAGGAACATGCGGAAGCGGGCGTCGATGCGGCCCATGATGTCCTTGGCCTTGGCGGCGGAGTCGGCCGCATCGCGCTTGCCGGCGACGGTGGTGGCGGTGATGGCCTGCTTTTCCGCTTTCTTGAGATCCGCCTCGGCGCGGTCCTTGTCGGTCTGGAGGTTTTCGGCGCGGCCGGTGTCCTCCACATCGATCCCCTCGGCGGCCTGACCCTCGGTGGTGAGGGATTCGATGTAGTCCGGCTCGGCGGCCTCGTTGACTTTGGCGATCGCGTCGAATGGGAGTTGGTCGGACCACTGGCGGAAGGCCTCGAGGGCGGCGTCCTCGGTGGCCTGCCTGGTGCGGCGGGCGGTTTCGGGATCGGGGAAGAGATACTGGTCATCGTCTGTGAACTCGTTGGGCCCGGTGGAGATCACGGGCATGCCGGCATCGGCGCGAAGCTGGGCCTGTTCCTTGAGGATGGCGACGGCGGCCTGGCGCTTCTGTGCGAGGTCGGCCTCCTGCTCGGGCGTGAGGGTTGCGGCGCGGGCCTGGGCGGCGGAGAAGGCTGTTTCCAGCGCTTGCTGGGCGGTCTCGGGCGTGGTGGCTGCAAAGACGGCTTGGGATTCCTCCGGGGTGAAGCCGGCGGCCTGGTGGAGTGCGGCGTGTTTGAGGTAGAATGTGCCGTTGCGGATGTGCTGGACGCTGGCGATGCCTCCGGCAAGCATGGCGAAGGGGGCGATGGCGGTGAGCGTTTCGATGGACTGTTCGGAGTTTCCGGGAATCCAGTCCTTGAAGAATTTCCCCCATTGGTAGTCCGGCTTGATGCCGGAGAATTCCGCGGCGAGGCCCTGCAGGGTTTTGTCGATGGTGTCCTGGGCGACTTCCTCGGTGTATTCGGTGCCTTCCGCAGCGGCGATGCCGAGCGCCCCGCCGATGGTGGCGCGGCCGAAGCGCGATTGAACGCCGGCGCGGTTGAGCAGGTTGGTGAGGGTTGGGACGCGACCGGTGGCGAGGCGGAGGCCGAGGCGGGTGAACATGGTTTCCGCGGCGGACTGGGCGAGGCCGGAGGTGAGGCCGGCCATGTATTGGGCGCGCTTGTCGCCGGTGGGGTTCTCGATGGCTGCGCGCTGGATCGACTGGCCGGCCATGGGAGCAGCCATGGTAATGAGGCCGTAGGGGGTGACGGCGAGGGCGGTGTAGGGCAGGGACGGAGCAAACCAGAGGGCGGCGCGCTGCATGAAGGTGTCCGACGCCTTGTTAAGATCGAGCGGGGAGCCTTTGCCGGAAAGGACGTCTTTGAGTTCGGCGACTTTGGTGCGGAGATTGGTGGTGGTTTCGAGATCGTCCTTGGTGCGGTCGAGCGGGGAGCCGGGGGCGGGCTGGGAGTCGGCGAGGGTGCGGGTAATGGTGGCGTAGCCGAGTGCCTTGGTGCCTTCGGCGATGGAATTGAGACCGCGCTCGATGCCGTCGAGGATGCGGATGGCGGCGGGGCGGTCGTCCTCCGGGAGCTTGGAGAGTTCCACGCCGATGAGGGCGAGGGACAGGGCCCGCTCGCTGCGGTCGTCGGGCAGGTTCTCCGCCATGGAGACGACAAGCTGGCGGATGGCGGTCTCGCGGGAGGTGGCGGCGCCGGGATCGGTGGTGGCGATGGATTGCACCGTGTTGCGGACGGACTCGACGGCGGGCATGAGGCGGCGTCGGGCGTCCAGTGCCTCGCGTCGGGCTGCAGCGAGGGATTCCCGGGCGGTGGTGCGGGTGCGCTCCGGGAGGGCGGCAAGGTGGGTGTTCCAGGCTGAGAGGTCGGTGGGTTCGCCGGTGAGCAGGGTTTTGAATTGGTCGGAGGCGAATTGGCGGGTGGCGTGGGCGGCGTTGTCGTCCTCCTGGTGGCGGGTGCGGATGGTGCTGTAGAAGGTGGCGTCATCGACGATTCCCTTGATGCCTAGGAATTTGTTGGCGTAGGCCTGGCGGGTGAGGTGGTAGCTTTCGCCTTCGAGCGGTCGGCCGGTGACGGTGGAGAGGAATGCCTTGTTGGCCTCGGTCTGGCGGAAGAGTTCCGGGTTGTCGGTGAGGGCGGCGGCGGAGTTGATGCGGTCGAGATCGGCGGCGGGGAGGAATTCTTCGAAAGGCTTGGTGTGGAGGTTTTTTAAAAAATCGTCGCGGGTCTTGTTGGCGGCGGCGGTGCGGGTGGGGAAGAGGGTGAGATTGCGGGCGCGGCGGTGGGTGGCGTAGTTCTCCAGGGTGGCGCGGTCATCGGCCTGGCGTGAGCGTAGGAGGTCGAAGCGGAGGCGGGTGGGTTCGTCGGCCGGGGTGGCGACATCGAGGGCGGTGAGGGTTTCCAGGTTGGTGAGTGCGGCATAGGCGGCGTCCTCGTCGGGGACGGTGAAGGGCGAGGCCTGGGGAGGTGTGGGCAGGGGCATGGCGGGCGCTATTTGGGAGGGAGCAGTGCGGCGGAGGCGGCGGAAGATCCTGCGGGGAGGCCGAGGATGGCGGTGGTGCGGGGATCAAATGATACCGGCGGCGGGACGGGCGGGAGGGTGATGAGCGGTTTGCCATCGGTGACGGCCTTGCCGGAGGCGGTGGTGATGAAATCGCGGATCTTGGTGTAATCGTCGTCCGGGTGCTCGGAGATATATTTGGCGACTTCCACCCGGATATTTTCGAAGCGGGCGTAGGCGTCCTTGGCGGATTTGGATTTGGGGTCGGTGATGTCGCCGAGCAGGCCGTCGTCGTAGGCCTTCTTGATTCGCTGGGTGGCGAGGCTGGTGTATTCGGCGCGGCGGGCGGCGGGCAGTTTCTCGGTGGTGGGGGTGTCCCGCTCGATGGAGCGGTTGGCGGGTGAGCGATAGGAAAGTTCCTGCGAGATGTCGCCTTGGTAGCCCTTTGGGAGTAGGGACATTACCTGGGTTCGGGTGTCGTTCCAACGGGCGGCATATTCGGCATCGGTGACGGCCGGGTCTTTGGAGGAATCGCGGAGGGCGAATAGCAAGTCCCATGCCTGGGCGTGTTGGGAAGTGTCCGGCGGGGTGTTGCGGGCCATGGCATTTTTGACGGCGGAGCGGTCCTTGGCGGTGATGTATTGGGCGGCCTCGAGGTCTGCCGGGGTGAGTTGGTCGGCATCGAGCGCGGACTCGATCAGGTCCAGTTCCTCGGCGCGCTTGGACTGGACGGCGGAGAGGGCGGCGCGGCGGATGCGCGGGAGGTCGTCGGCGGAGAGATTGGGGAAGCGGGTGCGGAAGTCGTCCTTTTCAAGATCCTCCAGGACAAGCGATGGTTCCTCGGCGAGTGCGGCGTCGATCTGGGTGAGCGAGAGGTCGCGCTCGAAGGTGGTGAAGACAGGGGCGGTTTCCTCGGGAAGGATAATCCCGGAATCGACGGCGGTTTTGAGGGCGGCCTCGAGTTGGGGACGGTCGAGGTTCTGGCGGGCGGCTGCGATTTCGTTCTCGAAGGTGGCTTTGGCGCGGCGCTGGGTGAGGTCTGCGGATTCCTTGGTCTGGCGGATGACGGCTTCGGTGGCGAAGGTGTCGAAGTATGAGGTGAGTTCGTCGACCACGGCCGGCGGGGCGTCGGCAGGGGCGAGGGATGACTGGGCGCGGCCGAGGAATTCGCGGGTCTTGTTGATGCGTGATGCCGGGTCCAAATCAGTCTGCAAATCGATCTGGTGTTGCGAATAGGCGAGGGCGAGGTTCTGGCGGGCCTGTGAGATGGTCCTAGCGTTCTCCATCTTCTGGATCTGGAGCGCGTGGGATGCGAACTGGTCGGAGACGGATGCGATGGACTGGGCGACATTGCCGAGGGCGACGCCCTGGGCGGCGGCGACGCGGATGGATGCCTGCGGGGCGTCGATCTGGGCGGATGGCTGGCCGGGGATGTCCGGGAGGCGGATTGGCATGATGGGGGTGGGTTAGAAGGTGCCGTAGTATTTGCCTTGCTGGTACTGGCCGAAGGCGGAGGCGGCTCCGCCGACGGCGGTGGCGAGCATGTTGGTGCGGGTGGCGGCGGCCATGGTATCGGCCTCCCAGAGTCCCATGCGGCCCTTGGCTCGGAGCGAGGCGGCCTGCATGGCGGTGGAGCGGGCGGCATCGGCAATCGAGGTTTCCATGCGGGCGGCGGATTCCCCCATGAGAAGCAGGGGTGCGCCGGTGGTGGATTGGGTGCCGCCGGCGGCGAGGCGGGCGCGGAGTTCGGAGAGGGAGGATCGGTTGCGGCGGCGCTGGCGGGCGATGCCCTCCATGGTCTGGGCCTCGAGGTTTTTGGCCTCGGCGGCGGCGAGGGCGTTGTTGTAGGCGGCGGCCTGCTGCTGCGCCTTGGCCTGGCTGTTCTGGCCGTAGATGGAGAGGCCGGTGGAGGCGACGGAGCCGACAAGTCCTAATGCTGCGAGTCCCATGGATTAGAGTGGTTTGAAGAGTTGGGTGGTGGCGTCCTCGCCGCGGCGGTAGCCTTCGGATCGGAGGATGGCGAGAATGGTGGGATTGTTGAAGACGGCCATGACGGTCCAGTAGTTGAGTTCGCGGGCGTGTTCCTCGAGCGCGTGGATGCAGAGGATGAGGGCGGCGAGCGCCGGGGATGGGGCGTGTTCCGGGTTGGTGGCCATCCAGCCGAGCATGGCGACGCCTGAGCCGGTGGCGTCGAGGTACATGAAAGCGACGGCGACGGGGGTGTCGTTGATGGAGGCGATGAATCCGCAGCCGGGAAGGATCTCGCGGGGGGGCGAGTTCCCACTCCGCGCTGTCCACCAGGGAAAAACCCTGCTGAAAACCTCGGCGGACACGCGGCCGTCATTGTCCTTTTCGACCGGGCGGAGTGAGAACATGGCTGGATGGTAGTGCTTGGAAGTTGCTATTTGAATTGAAGTGGGGAATTCACCGTTCTCCGGTGAGGTTCCAGAGGATGGTGGCGGAGCGGAGACAGAAAGGGGTGTGGCCGGTGTGGGTGATTTTGAGCTGCAGGTCGTCGCCGTGGCCGGCGTCGGGGATGACATCGGCCCAGCCGGTGAAGAGGGCGGTGCCGGTGCAGGCCGGGTAGCGGATGGATTGGGCGCGTGACTCGGCGAGGTTCCAAAGCTGTCCGCCTTGGGAGTTGTAGAGCGAGAGGGTGATTTTGGCGGGGCGTTTGAGGCGGGCCTGGGTGGTGCCGTCCTGGGCGGAGACATCGATGGGCAGGCCGATGAGACGGGAGTCGATGGGGAGCCCGACCTGGACGGCGGTGGAGGTGGCGAAGGTGAGCGGGCTGGCGGAGATGACGATTTCCTCGGCGTTGTCATTGGTGACAAGCTGGACGGCGGTGCCGATGAGATGGGCGGGGATGGCGATGGAGGTGCCGGTGGCCTGGATGCCGTCGAGGTGGAACCATCCGGAATCCGCTTCCGCGGCAGCCTGCCAACCTGCCGGGAAGCGTTCCAACGCGGAGGCGGTGCCACGGTCCACGATGAAAAAAACCGTGTCATCGCCGGAGTCGGAAGGGAAAACCACAACATCGCGGAAGAGACCGCCGGTGGTGGAGTGCTGCGACCAGGCGGCGAAGTCCTCCTGGCGCGAATAGGCGAAGTGGAGCAGGGCCCCGTCCCGGCGGACCAGCCAGAGGCCCGGGTTGCGGGTGGACTGCCAGGCGAAGCCGGAGATGCCGGGGGCGGTGAGGTGTTCGCCGAGGCGGGAGAGATCGGCGGCGCCGTAGGATTCGCGTGAGGCGTCGTAGGAGAGTTCGCGGAGACGGCCGCCGGCGCGCTCGGCGAAAAAGACGGCATCATTGGCGATGAGCGGCTGGATGGGCATGGAGCCGAACGCCGAGTATTGGCGGGCCATGAAGTTGAGCGGGGAGACCGGGGCCTCGGAGGTTTCGGATCCGATGACCCATTCCCCGAAGGCGGTGCCGACGTAGAGGCGGCGCTGGGAGGCGAGCCAGCGGATGGGGGATGAGTTGGACAGGGCGAGGCTGGCGAAGATCGCGTCGGCGGCATCGGTGCCGGTGGTGAAGTTGAGGTAGTCATCGGCCTGGGACGCCCAGATTGAGACGGGGTTGGCGGCGGTGCCTGCGAACCAGAGGCGGCCGTCGTGCATGGCCACGGCGCGGGGATAGCCGGTGAGTTGGGAGAATGCGCCGGGGGCGTAGCGGTAGGTGAAGCCGGAGAGGAAAGCGGTCTGGGTGGTGCCGGTGGCGAGGGTGTCGTCGCCGGCGTCGATGGCGGTGATGAGGATGTCCCCGGTGACGTAAATGGATTCCGGGATGATGTAGGCCCCCTGGTCGCCGGAGGCCTGGGTGCTGGCGGCTTTCTCGTAGCGGAGCGCGAGGGCGACAAGCTCGTCCTCGGTGCCGGAGTCCGCGATGTTGCGGTCGCCCTGGGCGGTGTAGGCGCGGATGGTTTCGGCATCGGTGAGACCGATCGGATCGGCGTAGCGGAACACGGAAAAGGTTCCGTACCAAGTGCCGTAGGTGAAGACGTTCCACGGGCCGCGGACCACGATGGGGGTGGAGAGGGTGAGGTCGTTGGCGATGATGGCCTGGAGCGACGTGCGCACGTCGTCGATGGCGCGGGGCATGGTCACCCGGTAGTGGATGCCGGGGGATTCGGTTGGGATGGCGGCCGGGAAGGTGGGGGCGGAGTCGCCGGAGAGAATGACGCGGATGGGGTGGCCGGCGTCGAACACGCGGCGTTTCCAAAAGGCGGCGGAGCCGGAGATGCCGGGGGTGTTGGCCCCGCTGCTGGTGTGGTCCTTGATGCAAATCCATTCGGTGAGGTCCCGCTCGACGATTGATGCCACTGGTGAGGCGACGTAGGCGGTGGAGGTGAGCCATGCGTCCTCGGCGGGTTCGGACAAAACGGACATGACGGAATCCGGGTCCGTGTTCTCGTCCAGGACCGGGGCGGCGGTGAATGGGATGTGCTCCAGGGTCCAGGATGTATCGGAGGTGCGGGAGAGGCGGAGGGGGAAGGTGGCGGGGTGGGTGATGAAGGCGACGTCGTTGAGTTGGACAAGCTGGACGGCGCGGAGGTTGGTGAGGTAGTCGGTGGGATCGGCGAAGGTGTGGTCGGGGAGGAAATCAAGTTGGTCCTTGGTGCTGCCGTCCTCGCCGTAGATGGTGAGCAGGGTTTCGGTGAAGTGGAGGATGTAGCGGTCGCCGGTGGAGGCGATGAAGGGGAAGGCTGCGGAGTTCGCGCCGGCGGTCTCGGTGGCGGCGATCCATTCCAGGCCGGGGCGTTTGAGGGCGGCCCCGAAAATGGATGGCAGAAAATTTCTCATTTCCTCCGCCCCCGCGGGGAGCTTGGAGAAATCGACGCGGTTTCTCAGGTACGGCGAAATCTCGCCGGCGTTGAAGGTGAGGATGGCCTGGTTCATTAGAGAGGGGGTTGGAGGCTGCCGTAGCGGGCGCGGACCAGGCCGGAGGTGGCGAATGCCTGGCGGGGGGTCTGGTTCTCGCGGGAGCGGGTTTCGCGGGTGTCCTTGCCGCGGGCCTTGGCGAGGCATAGCTCATGCGAGCGGAGGTAGCCCTCGGCGGCTCCCTGGCTGCCGGTGAGCTTAGGCGCGAGGCGGGCGGCGAGCAGGAAGGCGACGGCATCAACAAAGGTGTTGGGCCATTCGCCAACCGGGGCGGCGGATGAGATGTAGGAGATGGATGGCGGATCGTCGGTGGTGGCGTCGTACCCGGTGCGGAGCATGAGGTGGCGGCCCTGGATGTCGAAACGGGAATGGTCGATGTCGTCGATGTCGGCCTCGTTGATGCGGATGAGGCGGACAAGATCGGAGGGCAGGTAGAATGCGGAACCCCAGCCGGGAGGGATCAGGCCGGGGGTGAAGGTGAGGGCCGGGTTGCCGGTTGCCGGGGAGACGGCGGTATTGGTCCAATCCAGGACGGAGGGGTCGTAGACATCGGAGGGGACGCCTTCGGCGATGTACCATTCGGTGGCGACGGCGTCGACGTAGCGGATGAGGTTGGCGGAGTTGGTAATGGTGGGGGCGGTGATGTGACCGACGGCGCAAACGTAATAGGTGCCGGTGGTTGGCGGGGTGATGAAGTCCCCGTCGGGGCGGACTCCGGTGTCGGTGAAATAGCGGGCGGTGCCGGTGAAGGGGGTGGGAAGCTGCAGGATGCCGGTATCGAGCAGGGTGGGGAAGGTGACGGCGGTGGAGCCGTCGCTGGTGAGGGTGCCGGCGACGGTGAGCGTGTCCACGCCAGGGGCGGCGAGCAGTTCCGCCGTTCTTGTGGCGAAGGCCCAGACATGGCCCTCGAGGATGCCTTCCACACAGCGCGGGAGGTGGAGGCGGACGGCCTCGGCGGTGGTGCCGCTGTCGGTGGCGTAGTCGTCGAGGTAGGGCTCGCCGAGGTGGTCGAGGGCGAGATTGGCGAGGGCGGTGAGATCCGGGAGGGGCATGGCAGGAAAGTGGGTTGCAAAGGAAAGCCCGCGCCCCATGGATGAGGCGCGGGCGATCCGGTTACGGGTTGGCGCCCGCGTTAGGGTCAGCTAACGTACAGGGCGATGCAGAATTGGATCACGGTGGCATCGACTGCCGTGGTGACCTTGACGGTTGCGATCACATCTTCCTGGGTGGAGATGGTGATGGGATCGGTGATGCCGAGCGGGGCGGTGCCGGAGACGTCGAAGGCGACCTTGCCGCCGGTGGTGGCGGCGGTGGTGAGCGCCAGGGCATCGGCAAGGCTGTCCGGATTGGAAGCGGTGCCGACGTCGAGGGTGAGGGCGGTGCCGGGGTCGGTCTCGCAATACAACCACGACCATTCCGGAGCGAAGACCGCGCCCGGAGGCAGCAGCTTGGCGGGAACGAGCGTGAGCGTGTCATCGGCGGACGGGGTGGCGGGGCAGGTGACCTGGCCGCGGATGAAGATCAGACCGGCGCAGTACTCCACGCCCTTCAGGGAATAGGCGGGGCTGGTGGCTGCGGCGGCCAGTTTGGTGACTAGGGCGGAATTGGTGTTGGCCATGATGTTGGGTCAGTTTGTGGTGGTGGTGGTGGTGGCTGGGGTGATGGCTCAGACGGTGCAGTCGATGCGGACAACCTTCTTTTCCTGGTCGCGGCCGGCCCCGATCATGTACTGGGTCAGGAACTGGGTGGCGTTGGAGATGTCCGGCCGGCGGTCGACGGTGGCGCTGGCGTCCTGCCAGATACCGAATTCAACGGCGCTGGAGGTGTAGAGCGGCACGATCTTGGCGCTGACGGTATCGCTGCCGGCGGAGCCGACAACGGTGTCGGTCGTGAGGCTGTTGTAGACCACGAAGTTGACGGCGCCCCAGCGGGTGATGAAGCCTTTTTCGTTGTAGACGGGCGGGCCGCCGAAGTCGGTGGAATAGAGGCGGTCGCCGGAGGCCTTGTTGGCTTCCTGGCGGATGCGGCTTTCCTCCTTGGCGTCGATCACGCACCAGAGCATTTCACCGGCGGCTGCGACGTCCTCATTCCAGGCCTCGAAGGCGGAGAGGATGCGGATGGCCTCGATGAGCTTGGGAGCGGTGAAGCCGGCGTCGGTATCGCTGCCGGTGTGCACGAAGTCAACGGGCACGGTGTTGGCGGCGGCGAGGTTGGTGGCGGAGGTGGCACCGAGCAGGCCCACATAGGACGCGCCGACGATGCCGGACATGATGACCGAATCGCAATCGCGGAGGTAGGCGCGTTCGTGGGCCACCAGGTGTTTGCCGCCTCCCATGATGGAGGGGGCGAGCTTCACCTCGTCGAAGACATCCTCGAAGGTGGGGGTCTGGAAGCTGCGCGGGTAGTACCAGCGGCCGTCCACTTGCAGTTCCTGCACGTTGACGACTTTGAAGCGCTGGCCGGTGGTTTCCTGGCTGGAGGTGGGCAGGACGAATTGGACCTGCTTGGCGGTCCCGGTGACGCCGCGGGCGACCTGGACGGTTTTCATGAGGCGACTGTCCTTCTGCTGGACAGTGTCCTTGAAGTTGTCGGCAAACATCTGCCGGAAGGCGGAGGTGATCTCGTAAGACATGGCGGTAGAATGGTGTTAGGTTGGGGAAACGGAGGCGGTTGGTGGGTCCGGCTCGATTGTCCGCTGCGGTGCGGGTCGGTCCTATCCTGTCCGGGATGGGGCTCCGGCCGTGGGCAGGCCCTAACGGGTTGTCTGTCTGGCGAGGTGCGGGGGTAGAATGCGCTTGGAACGGGGGAAGCGGGAATTGAAGCGGGGAAAAGTGCTTGGTTATCAGTGGGCAGTGATCAGTGATCAGAGGGGGAAATACGAAAGCCGGAGTGTTTCGCTCCGGCTTTCTTTTGATGTGTGCTGGTGGGTTGCGGTTACTTCATAGGGTTGGGGGTTGGGTTCAATCCGGTGCTGTGCCGGGAGAGTGTCATGCCTGCATTTCGTAGAGGCCTTTGATGTGCTGGTAGGCTTTGGCCTTTTCGGTGTCGTTCTTGGAGTTGTAGAGCGGCGACCAGACGGGATCGTTGCCGGCTTTGATGTCGGCGATCTTTTGGGCGGGGCTGCGGAGGTCGCCGAAGCCGAGGGGCACGGTGGTGCGGTCCTCGGCGGTGAGCTTGGAGACCTGGAGCATGATGCGGGCGGCGGCCGGGTTGTTGACCATGGCGGCGAGGGCGGGGTCGTCCGGGGTGACACCGGCGATCTCGGCGAGCTTGGTGATGGTGTGGCGGACGGTGGCGGCGTTGGTCTGGAAGTCGCCGCGCCAGTCGCGGACCAGGGCGTCCTGGCTTTCCTTGACGGCCTGGGCGTGTTCGTCGGCCTGGGCCTGGGCACGGGCGGCGATGATCTCGGTGTATTTGGCGGCGAGCGCTTTGAGGGCGGCGGGCGGGGTGTGGGTGGCGTGGGCGACGGTGGAGATTTCCTTGGCGAGATCGGCATCGAGTTCCATGCCTTCCGGGAGCTTGAGGGATTCCGCGAGTTGATAGCCTTCCGGGGTTTCCGGGACGCCGGCGATGGAGCGGAAGCGGGAGACGGCTTTCTCGTCGGTGGGGTCGGCCGGGTAGGCGGCGCCGTTCTTGCGGTGGTAGTCGAGTTCGGTGAGGATGCTGCGGATGTTCTTGTGCTTGCCGAGATCCGCGGCATGGGGCGCGAATTCATCGCCGAGGGCGAGGAACCATTTATCCGCGAGGGTGCCGTCGGGGCCGATGGCGGGCGGGGGCGGGGTGGTGGTCTGCTGGGTGGTTTCCGTGGTGATCGGAGCGGCAGCGGTTTCGGTGGTGGTAGCGGCAGGGGCGGAGGTTGTCGCCTGGGCGGACTCCGTGGTTGTTTCGGTCATGGGGTTGGTTTGGTTAGCAGTGATCAGTGATCAGAGAAGAATGGAAAGGGGTGCGCCCGGGGTGGAACCAAGAGAAGTCCCCGGGCGCCTGTCGGTGCCTTCACCGGCAGAGGGATGCCAGGCGCTCGAGCGCGGGGCGGGCGGCAGGGTTGCGGCCGTGGATGGCGAGCATCTGGGCGGGGCGCTGGCCGTAGCGGCGGAGGAATTCGTCGTCCGGATCGTGGGCGGCGCTCCAGAGGAAACACTCAAGGCTTTTGTTTCCCAGGACGGGCGCGCCCAAGGGCCTTGGGGATGACGGGGGGATCGGCACGGCCATGCTCGGTGCGGGCTCGGGCAAGGTTGGCTTCGATTTCGAGGACGACGCTTTTGCGACCGTCCTGGAAGAAGGTGGCAAAGGGCTGGTCTCCACCGGGGCGGTAGGCTGGGGAGCCGGTGGCGGCGGCGGTGTGTAGGTAGGCAAGGACGCGCTTTCCGTCGGGGGCGGAGAAGGTGGAAAGGAAATCGGCGAGAAGTTCGCGGGTGCGGTCGGCTGCGGTTTTGGTTTGGCTGGCATCGGGTTCTGGCATGGTGGCGGGTTATTGGGAGATCATGGAGACGGCCTTGGCGGTCTCGTCGACTCCGCCGAGGTTGCGGACGGCCTGGGTGGCGTTGGCGGCTTGTTGGGCGGCTGCGGCCTGCTGCTCCTGCTGGGCGATGGCGGCGAGTTGTTCCGGGGTGCGGAGGAATGCGGTGACCGGGAGGCCGGCGGAGCGGATGAGGTGGGCGGGGATCGACTCGGGATCGAGGGCGCGGAGCCAGGTTGGATCGAGCGCGGCGAGCGGTTGGAGGATGGAGAGGATTTCCGCGAAGCGGGAGAGGTGGGTCTGCTCCAGGGCCATCGCCATCGCCGAGATGTATTCGACATCGGGGTCGGCGATGAAGCGGCCGAGTTCGTCCTGGCCGATGACGGACGGCGGGGGAGGCGGCATCTCGCCCTGGGAGAGCAGCATGGAGAAGCAGCGCCGCAGGACCGGGGTGTGGAATTCCCGGACCATGTTGGAATAGATTGGGTGAAAGAGTTCGCGGCTCTCGGAGACGATGGCGTTGACCTGGGTGGCGGTGGCGTCGGCCGGGAGTTGGGAGATCGCGTTGAAGAGGGAGGTGAAGAATGCGGACTCGATGGCTTTCTTCTTGGCCTCGGCGCGGTCCTTGGCGACATCGTAGCGGGCCCCGGTCATCCACTCCCGCGGCTGGGCGTCGGCCGGGAGTTGGGGGTCGAAGCTGGTCATGCCGCCGGGGCCGAATGCGATGTCGTCCTTCATGCCGGCCGGGTAGAGGATCGGCGGATTGGCGAGCTTTTCGGCAACGTAGTCGATGAGTTGCTCGGCGAAGTTGGCTTGGTAGGCTTCCGGGAGGGCGTAGTCGCCGGGGCCCCAGCCGTAGGGGTTGAGCGGGTGCGTCTGCCAGCGGGAGACGGCGACCGGGCAGGAATCAAAGCCGGACTCGAAGAGGATGGTGCGGAGATCCGTGTGGATGTGGATGGAGGCGATGGGTTTGTTGGCGCCGTCCATGCGGCGGGGGTCGCGGTCCTGGCGGGGACGGATGCAATGGAGGATCTTCTCGGTCTTCTTGTGGCGGGTGGCGGCGTCGTCGAATTTGGCCTTGGTGTCCTTTGGGAGTTGGTCGTAGCCGTACTGGTGGGCCATTTGGGCAGGAGTTCGGAAATACTCCCTGAAGATCGTGTCGATTTCGTCGAGGGAGTTCTCGGCGACGGCGAAGGTGCCGACGGGGATGGCGCGGAAGTGGAGGCCGCGGCCGGCGGTGCCGGATGTGACCTCGAGGGCGGAGATGCCGTAGCCTCCGCGCTGTTGGTAGCATTCGAATGCGCGGTTGTAGAAATTGGATTGGGAGAGCTTGAGCGCCAGGATCTCCGTACAGCGGGCGTACCAGTTGAGGGCCTGCTGGTTGCCGGCGAGGTGGGACGGCGGGCGGAGGACCATCCAGCGGGCTCCCATGGGGGTGATGCGCGAGGCCTGGCCGGTGGCGAGGATGTTGCATGAGCGCATGGCGGTGCCGTCGTAGTTCATGGCGACCCTAGCGCGGTCTGGCTGGGAGCCGGCGATGGGGTGGCGGCTGGATGAGATCGAGCCGGAGGCGGGGAAACAGACGGCGCCGAGTTCGTCCCAGCGTTCCTCCTGTTGGGTGCGCTCCGCGGCGAGCGGAGCGTATTCGTCGAGCAGGCGGGTGGCGAGGTCTGACATGGTTACGAGCCGAGCGTGGTCTTGCCGGCGTAGGGGTTGATGGGCGAGAGGATGGTGTCCGCGAAGTTGTAGCGCTTGCCGGCGCGGCGCTGTTCGTCAAGGGAGGCGTTCTCCTGCTCAAGTCCCGTGGATGAGACCGGCGGCGGGGTGGGAGGCGGCGGCGGCGGGGCTTTCGGCTTGGTCATGGCGGCGGATGAGGCGGTGGGCTGGGATCACTCTGAGGCGGCGGCCATCGCGGCGGAACCATGACAGCCAGGGAAGCGGGTGGATGGCATGGAGTTCCTTGAGGGCGTCCAGGCGTCCGGCGGCGAGGTAAATGTGCCATGCGTCGGGCGGGCCGGAGAATTGAAGCGGGGAAAGGATGCGGAGGGATTCGGTGGGGGTGTCCATCCGGTAGGGGATGGCGAGGATGAAGGCGTGGCGGTGGGAGATGACGGCGCCGTGGGCGAGGCAGAATGAGATTAGGACGTCAAAGGTTACTTCCGGCTGCGGGGGGGCGTGGTAGAGGTGGCGGGCGGTTTGGTATGGAGTCATCAGTGGACAGTGATCAGTGATCAGGGTTGGAGATTTCCAGTTCTTCAATCTGGCGGATCATTGATGGCTGGGGGTGTTTGATGGCAGGTTTGCGGTATCGAATAGCATCTTCATGGCTATCTGGGTTTGGTATCGTCCCTGGACCTTGTGGAGATTCACGATAGCGGCTTTCAGCGAGTCCCGCTCGGATGCCGCTGATTCGTGCATGTCTCTAAATGTATCGCCTCTGGCGGTGGAGTTGAGTAGCTTGATCTCCAGGGCGTCCCGCTCGGCTTTTACAGCGGCGAGGGCGGTCTGCATCTGTTGCTCCAGCCATGCGGCGGTGGTGCCGAGGTCGTTGTCGCGGAGGATTTTCAGGAGGCGGGGCAGGACCAGGCGGAGGCGGAGGTCTTGGAGATCAGCGGCGGAGGGTTCCTTTGGCGGCGGGTTTGCGGGGTTGTTCATGGTTGGAGTCGGGGTTGATGAGATTGGCGGCGTGGGCCTCGCCGAATGTCCTGAATGCGTCGGCGGAGTGGGAGAAGAGATCGTGCTTGGGAAGTTCGCGGATGTGGCCGGCGGCGGCGGCGCCGGTGTCCTTGCTGTAGCCTTCGAGGCAGGCGACGCCGGAGGGGAATTCCTCGTTGGCGGAGTCGTCGGGTTGATGGGGGGTGCCGTCGCGGTTGCGGGAGGTGTCGCAATGGGTCTTGTTGAACCAGCAGTGGGGGAGGGCGGTGCGGGTGTGGCCGATGCCGAGCCATTTGTCCGGGGTGCGGGGGACGATGCGGATGTTTTTCAAACCGCATAGGTCAAGCTCCTGGCGGTAGCTGCGGCCGGTGCCGGGGGCGCGGGTGTCGGCGTCGTGCGGGAGGTAGTGGAGGGAGATCGGGCGGTTCCATTTGTTTTCCCAGCGGAGCATCTGGTCGGCCATGGCGGAGGCGGCCCTGCCTTCGCACTCGAACCAGTCGAGGACCAGGAACCAGCGGCCGACGGGTTGGATGAGCCAGACGGCGGTATAGTCGCTGAGGCCGATGTCCCAGAATGTGAAAAGCGGGTGGCGGGCCTCGGCGGAGAAATCGCAAATGCGGCCGGCGGCTCGGAGGTCGGCCATTTCGGTGCCGTAGATGGCTCCGTCCCGGATGGCCTCGAAGGCTTCGCCGGGGGTGGAGGGGAATTCCTTTTTCATCCCGTGGCCCTGCTCCTGGTGCTTGTGGTCGTACCATAGCATCTGGCCGAGTTCCAGGTTGATCGAGGCGGTCGTCCGGAGGTTGGTGAAATATTTTACGATTTCCGGCCGGAGCTTGAAGGCCTTGGGCTCGATGCGGTAGCGGGGATCGCGGAACCAGGGGAAGAAATGGAATCTGCTTTGGATGGGTGAGAGGTTGTAGCGGTCGGCGCGCATGGATAGCTGGAGCAGGCGGTAGTGTTCGCCGAGCTTGCCTCCTTCGTGGGTGCTTTCCATGTTGCGGATGTTGCCTGGGGTCATGGAGTTGAATGCGCCGTTGATGATTTCCCGGGCCTTGATGGGGGCCCAGATCGCGGTCTTGCCCATTTCGCTGAGATGGATGCGCTGGGGGGTGTCGCCGCGCAGCGAGGTGGAACAGCGGGCGATTGAGCCGTTGCCCCATTTGAGGATGCGGGCGGATGATTGGATGAGCGGGACGGCGGATTTGACGGAGGCGCCGAGCCGGCCGGTGTCGGGGTTGCGGAGTGGATCGTCGGAGTTTGACCAGCCAGGTGTC